CCTTCATGTCGTTGCCCGTAACGACGCCCTCGATGGGTTCACCGGGGGTGACGAGAGCGATGGGGATGCGTGGAATGCTGGACAGAGCGAGCGCTGGATGCAGCGTCATGACGCGCTTGTCCTTGTCCCACTCGGTGATCTTCCCGAACCATTGACCCACGCCCACTTCCTGGACGATGGCCCACTGTTCCTCGGGGTTTTTGATCTTCTCTTCGGTCAGCTCGTACTTGCCGAGCTTGACGGGCTTGCCTGCGCTCGAATCGAGAATCCTGGGTCCAGACATGTTGTCCTCGTGGGTCAGCCGACCATGGCCGATTCAGCGGCCAGGCGAACGAAGTGAGCGAGACCCACGGGCTTCATGTCCCGTGGGCTTGAGTGACGGAGATGTCGGCCCGGAGCGTCCTGGCTTGGAAGCCAAGAGACGGCGCACCGAAGCCCACGCCCGGACTCCGCGATCGTCTCGAACGATACTTCGAACGCATGACGAGCGTGGACGGCCTTGTCGTAGGCTTCCTTCGCCATGTTGAGGGCGATCTCGACGTCCTGGAAGAGCGAGCGTCGGTTGGCTTCGGCCTTCGCTGCCGAGAAGTCTTCGTTGTTCCAGGTGTTGTCCGCCTGGCGCTGCACCGTCTCGACGAGGGCCTTGTCGAACTCGGGCACTTCCCCCTTCATGTACTGGAGGTAGTTGTGCAGGAGTCCGAGCACCTCAAGGGAAACACTCGGAGGGTCCTCGGGAGGACGATTGACGAGGTTGCTCATGGTGACCATGCCCGCCTTCTACACCGCGATGGGCCCAAGCGGCTCAAGTTTTCTTCGCCTGGGACAGCGCCTCGAACTCGCTCATGGGCCGCTCGAAGAAGCAGAGCCGTTTGGCCCCGCTCTCGTCCGCGAGGGAGACGCCGCGGATGTAGTGCTGGACGCCCTTGTCATCGGGCCACAGGGGAAGAGGGCACTCGTCTACCCAGAAGAGCGCTCCTGAGGCCAGAACGATGAGGTATTCCTCAGGCTCCGCCCCAACCGCCGTCGTCGTCGCCTTCGTCACGGTCTTGACCGGGATAGCGTCGGTGATGCCCTGGTCCGGAGTCGTGCCATTCGTCATCGTGCCGTTCGTCGTCTTCATCTTGGTGCTCATTTTCGAACTGCTCGTATTGCTCTCGACGGTAGATCTCGTCGAATCGAACCCAGACCCTCATCCACGGTTCCCGAGGGTTGTAGCGTAGGTAGCGCAGCCGTACCCCGCCACCACGGTACCCATCATGGCAGTGACAGCCGCACTCGTGATGGCAGTGCGGCCGACAGATGGGACAGGGTACATGGACAAGATCTGCGAAGCCCGCAAGGATGCCTACACCAATCGCTGGGAGCGGGACTGAAGCGATCAAGTCGCCGTGCCCCGAAACCCGGCTTCCAAGGAGGTGTATCTCCTTGACGACCTGCCCGTAGAAGGTCGCCGCTCCCGCAGCCGTGCCCCCAGCGAGAAACTGGTAGTCATAGGCAAGGGTTCCCACGCCGGCTGCGCGGCCGGTCATGAGGACCACATTTTGCGTGGAGCCCGTCAGGGTACCAACGCCACTGGCCTTGCCGGAGACGTTGAGGGTCGCCATCCGCTACCCCGTCAGGTTTCGGTGACGATGAGCTGTCCCGTGGGGAACACGATCTGGTCGTTGACAAGAACGACGCGAGACGAACTCAGGGAGCTGAAGTAGAGAAGGTTGCCGCCCGACACGGAGTCAAGGAGGCCGAACGCTACAATCGTACCCCAAGAGCTGCTAGCGATGGGGAAAGAGACCGTCGTAGCGTTGTTCGTCTGCCCGTTGGTGGGAGAGACGAAGGTCACGGTCTGACGAGCGTAGCTGCCGCCCGTGACCTCAGTGCCCGAGGTGGTCGGTGTGGGGGACACCGTGTAGAGGGCCACGTAGATGGTCGTGGGCGCGACGAATACGCCGTTGAGCAGCACGTAGTTGAGGACGTTGTTGTCGAGGTACGTGCTCTTCGGCATGGTCTTACCGAGGGGGCTTCATAAACGAAGCAACGAGGCCCGGAGTGGGCGTGGAGAGATTGTTGACCACGTCGTAGTCCTGCGCCTGAATCTGCGGGACTGACGTGTACGTGAGAATCACCCGCCAGTACCCCACGCCGATCGGCCGAAACCGAACATTGTAGAACCCAGCGCTGCCCGGGATCTCGTTGAAGTACACGTTGCCAGACGCGACCTGCGCGTCAGGGACAGTCGTGCCATCCACAAGGCCCCACGGCTGGATAGCGTTGTTGAAGAAGAGCTGAAGGGTGAGCTGGCTTGGCGTCAGACCCGAAAGGCGTGTGAAGCCGTCCGACTGGAAGAAGTCGGGCTGGTCGATCACCGTCGCGTTGTTCTGAACGATCCTGCCACGCGTGCTCATGGCTCACGGCCTCCGCATAGGGCGGAACACAACGACTTCCTCGGGCGCCGGCTGGTTGGCCAGCTCGGGCGGCGGATGCTTGCGCTTGATGTTGGCCCCAAGAGAGAAGGCCATCGACGCCCGGGTGTCCGTGGAAGCAGTCGCGATGAGGTTGGCCGAGAGCTGAATCTCGGCCATCTCAGGTCTTCCGGGTCGGGATGCTGAGCTGCTGCGGGAAGGTGGGCTGGGCGATGACCCGAAGAGGGGTCGCCGTAAGCACCACAGGCGGAAGCGGAGTCACGTGGTGCGCAACCGACATGAACACCGGCCCAAAGTAGGCTTCTGCCGAGATGTGTGCGATCTCCCCTGCCTTGTCGGAGAGAGACGCGCCCACGCTGGCGCTCGCAGAAACGGTGGAGTGGAGCGCGAAGTGCTCCGTGGCCCCCGCCGTAACGGTGGCCCCGGCGATGATGGTCGAGGCGATGAAGTAGGCGGTCACGTGCAGCCCTTACCCGGTCACTGCTCAGTGACGGAGAGCGAGGTACCCGCGAAGGAGACCGTGTCTCCGGAGCCGACCGTCTTCGAAGACGTCAGGTTGCCGAAGTAGAGGATCGTCGAGTCAGGCGAGCCCGAGGCCGTCGCAGCGTTGCAGATGGCGCACGCCACGATGGTGCCCCATCCCGCGCCCGTCGCGGTCGGGAACGTGACCGTACCCGAGTTCGAGGTGCTGCCTCCCGAGGGAGCCGAGAACGTCACGGCCGTGCGGGCGTAGCCCGTACCCGAAGACGTGACCTCAGTGCCCGAGGTGGTCGGCGTCGGAGCGACCGTGTAGAGGGCCACGTAGACCGTCGAGGTGGACGTGTACGTACCGTTGGTCAGAAGCAACGCGAGCATCGCGTTGTCGAGGATCTGGGACTTGGCGGCCATGGTGGTTCCTTCTCTGAGCCAGCGAGCGGCATAAAAGAAAGCGGGCGCTGCCCAACGTCAGTGGTTGCGAAACTTCGACAGAAGAGCGAGGGTCTGGAGGAGCGACTTGGCGCTCAACTCATGTGACAGACCGACTTCAATGACTTAATAGCGTTTGCGTAGGGCAGCGCTGCGACTTTTCCCTGGTTGTTGAACCAGGCGGTCTTCAGCTCTTCGATGTTGGAGACCGAAGTGTCGAAGACGAAGAAGACGCGCCCGTTTTCTCTGTCCGTGCGCTTCATCTCCACCCCTGCGGTCTGGAGATACGCTGCGAAGTAGAGGTCCGGCGTGCGGAACGTGTTGTCCTCGCCGGGGGCGAACTTGTGGCCTGGTCTCTGCTGGCTCATCTGATTCCTCATCTTGGCTCCCCCAAGATCTGGGGGAGCCAGGAAACGTCTTTCCGATCCGAATCTGGGTATGAATCTTTGCGGCCCTGCGGCCGATCAGGTGACGGTGAACGCGATCGGGGCCGACAGGCTCCAAACGAGCGAACCGCTGCTCGTGTCAGGCAGGAGCGCGTTGGGGTTGAGGATCTTGACGCTCGACGACGAGATGTACGACGTCACGAGGAAGGATCCGTTGTTGCGGGTCGGGTACTCCGAGCCGTTGATCGTCAACTGCGAACCGACCGCAGCGGACGTCATGTTCGTGAGGCCCGTCACGGTGACGTAGGTCCCGTCGAAGGACGAGAGCGTCGCCGCCGCACCGTAGACGGTGTTTGCCAGCGTGGTGAACCGCAGCTCCACCGTGGAGCCCGCGACGCCGAGCGCCGTGCCCGCGGAAGCAGGAACCGCAGGGAACGGGTGACCGGGCGGGTTCACCAGGAGCAGCGAAGCCGGGATGACGATCGAGGTCGGGGTGACCGAACCCTGAGTGCCGCCCGTCAACGTGTGGTTGATGAGCTTCTGCGACAGCGTGACGGACGGAGCCTTGAGGCCGGGTCCGGGGCTCACGCCGGTCACGATGACCTTCGTGGAGTCGAAGTACTCGGTGACGCCGAGACCGACGCCCGTGATGGTGATGTCACCCGCGTTCGGCGTGTTGTGCACGGCGCCCGTGATCTCGGGGAACGCGAACGTGTAGGCCGTGTGGCCGTCGTTCTGCACCACCTGGATCGCCGGACCGTAGGCCGGAAGCGGGATGAGACGCGGGTTGGGGTTGAAGGACGAGCGCAGGAAGCCCGCGAGGTTGCCGATCGCGAAGCTCTTCTGGGCCACGTCCGTCTCGTTGAACTGCGGCGCGATGAGGTTCGCGATGTTCTGAGCGGCCGGAGCAGCTCCGAGGGTCGAAGTGATGGTCGCGGCGCGAACGTCGATCGCACCCGTTGCCGGGGGGACCTGAACAGGGTTCAGGGCCGTGATGATGGCCGTCGCCGAGGGCATCGTGAAGTTCGCACCGCTCGTAGAGAAGCCGAGCGTAGCGTTGGCCGTCGAACCGTTGCCGTTCGTGTCCAGCCCGATGTACGACCCTACGCCAGGGACAGTGCTCTGAAGAACGAGCAGGGTGCCCGTGCTGTCCTGAGTCGCCGTGACCCCGACCCCCGCCGTCTTGAGGGCTGCGTTCACAGCCGCCAGAAGCGTGGTCATGGTGGCGTAGACGCCGTTGGCAATCGTGGCCGCCACGAACGACCCCGTGGAGGTGTTCTTGACGCGGAGCACGTTGTTCGGGCTGCCGCTGCTCACGATGGTGACAGAGAAGGACACCGCCGTGCCTTCGATGCCTGCCGGCACGCCACCCGCGCCGAACTTTCCGGCCGGGATGGGGATCGTGATCGCCGGAGCCCCGTCAGGGGTGTCCGACGAGTACACGCCGGCGAGGAAGTTGGTGATCGCCGTGGCGTTCGGACGCGAGATGTAGCGCGTCTGAGTGACGGGATCGACCGGGAAGTTGGACTGGCTGGTGGGCTCCAGGTCGGACAAAAAGACCGGACCCGGCAGATCTCCGCGAATGACTCCGACGCGCATGTCAGGCTCCGTTTTCCTCAGGTGGTTGAACCAAGCTGACCCCGAAGGAGATCGAACTTGAGAAGTCGAAGGATCGCCCCGTAGTCCGAGTAGAACTGCGTGACCGCTTGGATGAACCGAAGCTGATCCGCCTTCCAGGTGAAGGTTGCCGTGCGCAAGTCGAGGCGCATGCGGCGAAGAAACTTGATGTATCGGTCACGACGATCGAGCTTGTCCAGCTCCGGCTCTGCTTCTGAGAGATGCTCGAAACGATGTTCGAGGTCGTGGATGAGCACCCGCACCTGCGCGCCCATGAGGAGGTTCCTTGGGCGCCAGCGGTTCTCGATCTGCATGAAGGCATCGCCTTCACGATCGATGAGCTGTCGGAGGAGCGGGAAGTCCACGTCATCATCAGGTCAGGGTGAAGGTGTTGCTGTTCTGCTCGTTGGCGTTGACGACCACGGTGTTGCCGGCAACCGTTGCCTGCCCCGTGAAGAGGGCAGCGGGGATGGTGATGGAGGTAGCCGTCACCGTGCCGCCTCCCCCGATGATCGCGGCCTGCGTGAAGACAGCCGGCGAAGGGGTGGTGCCCGCCGAACCCTTGGCGAAGGTCACGGTCGTGGTGTCCGGAGAGACCGAAGTGAGGGTCGTCCCAGTGACCGTGACCGGGCTCGCGCCGTGGACACAGGCCGTGACCACCGGAGCCGCGATCGATGCGGACGTGATGGTCGTCACCGTGATCAGCCCCGCCTGCTGGAGCTTGTAGATCTTGCCGGTGCCCGCAGACATCGTGATGCGGGGGGTCTGGTTGACGTTGATGTACCCCTGCGTGCCCGAGTACCCGTACGCCTTGCGGGTGTACGGGACGTAGCAGGACTGCTTGTCAGCGCCCGCAGCGCCGTTGCGCTTGAATGCCTTCTTGTCGGCCTGGGACCCGAGGCGATAGACTTCCTTGTTGGGAAGCCCGTCGTCGATGTCATCGACCAGCAGGGCACCTACCACGGTCTGGTTGTGAATGAGACGCAGCATTGTCGCTCCCTACGGTGGTCCGTTCGATCTTGATCGACGCATAAGAAGGAAAACGAGAGGAACCCGGTGAGTTTGGATTACTACCGGGTGCGAGCTTTACCTCGGGTTGGCCAGTGTGCAGGTCGCCGAGAAGTTCACCGCACCACCCCCGCCACGAACCCAGAGGCTCCCCTGGACGCCCCAGAGCGTCTGATAGCCCGCGAACCCGAGCTTCGGGCCGACTTCCACTTCGGGTCCACCCGCCTCGGTCGAGACGTAGAGGGTGTTGGTCCCGTCGTTGTTGGTGATCTGGAAGTTCTGCATCAAGCGAGGCAGATCGATCTGAAGCGAGTTCGCCGAGGCCGCTCCGCTCGGGGCGTTGCCCTGGATGGTCACGATCCCGATGCCGTGGTTGGCGCTGTCGGGAAGTACGAGCGTGGGGGCGCCCACGAGCGTCTCGGACCCTCCGGTGACCTGCGCAAACTGGAGCCAGAACGAGCTGGTATCCGTGATGCCGAAGGTCGCCGGGTTGAACACGATGCGGATGTTCCGGCCGCCATTGCTCGCCGTGCCGCCCATAGGCTGCGCATCCACCACATTGGGGTTGATGCCGGGGTCAAGGTAGCCGACATTCGAGGACGTCAGGAACGTCGTGAACGATCCCGAGTCGAAGTTGGCCGCCCACTTGAGGCGATAGCCGGTGACGCCATATGCGAACGGCGTCTGGATGTCCACGTAGTTTGGACGCCTGCGGATCATACCGAAGAGCCGGTTCATCACTTGGTCCCTTCTACAAGCGGATCATACGTTTGAGCGACCAGCTTCGCGGCGCTCTCCCCCAGGGTCTTTGAGGTCTCCACCCGGGCGAACTCCCGGGCGTCCTTCCAGGTCCCAGTCTCGATGCCCTGGTAGTTGGCCTGGAGCTTGGGCTTGAACACATGGTCCCGCTCCCGACGCGCCATGACCTCACGGTGACGTGCGCGCCAAGCGTTCTCCTTCATGGCCTTGCTCTGCCAACCGCCAGACTCCCCGTCCTTCATGACGAACTGCACGCTGCTCGGATCGAAGAGGATCTGGCAGTGGGCGTCGCACTTGTTGCAGACGAGGTTCTTGGCACCCTTCTGGATGTCGTCGTAGTCGGCAAACGAGAGGCGAAGGTCGCCCGCGTCACCGCAGCCCAGGCATTGTGTCGTATAGACCGGCATCGTTCATTCCTTCGATTTGGGTTTGGATTTCGGGAGCTGCCACTTCTGAATCGTCCGTAGAACGGCCGCCACGTGCTTGCAGACGCGGTTCTGACCCTCAGGGTCCCGAATGACGGGCTCAGAGGCCGTTCCGCGGGGCTTGCCGTTGATGTACCCCTCGCCCTTCGACCAGTGCTCCGGACCGAGCCACCGCCAGGCTGGGCACGAGCAGGCGAGGTGCAGGTCCATCTTCGTGACCTTCACGGCCTTGCCGCGCTCCGCCATGAGCTTGACGGCTCGGGGTCCGTTGCCGCAGTTCACGGCGAAGATCCAGCGCATGTTCGGGATGTCAGCGCGCTTGAGGTCCACGCTGCACGAGTGCGAACGCTCGATGAACTTGGGGTTCAACCCCTCCTCGATGGCGTCCATCCGGGTTGCCACTCGGATGCCATGGCCGGTCTCTGCGGGAACAACCAGCTCGTGAGCTGTTCGGAGCAGATGAGCTTCGACCACATAAGCGACTGAGGCGTAGTGCTTGTGCTTCCGGTCATCACGGTAGGGGTAGTCCGTGACCGTGGGGTCGCCTTTCGGACGGCCGCCAGGACCCGTGTACGTGGGCTTGAAGTCCTCGTGATGCGGCCGATCCCCCTCGGGGTCATCCTGGGGCTTGGCCAGGTCGTCCGGACCGTCCTTGCGGTAGATGGACCCCGGCTCGGCCTTGTCGAACTCCCGGATGTCACCCTCAGGCTTGTTGAAGGTGCTCGTGCCCGGGATGTCCTTGTCCAGCGAGCGCCCCTTGTCAGAGGGACCGCCGCCTGGAAGACCCGACTCCGCCACGGACGGGGGCATCCGCTTCTGACCGTAGGCTGGTCGAGAAACGAGAGGCTGCGTCAACGTAGCGGAGCGGTCCTCTCCCATACGTCACTTGTGCTGGTTCTTGACGACGTCCTTGTTCTTCTCCCAGTGATCCGCCGCCTCTTCGAGCTGCGCGTCCGTCATGGCAGGGTTCGCGTCCTTGAAACCCTTCATGACGTCCTCACGGGACGAAGCCTGCTGGTAGATGGCCGCCGCCACCTGAGCGCCGACTTGCTGCATCTGCTGCTGCGACTGTTGCTGCATCGGCTGGATCTGGTCCGCGATGACGTTGCGGAGCATGTTCGCGAGCGCGAGACGGCTCGGAGCCTTGCCCTCTTGGGGGTTGAGCAGGCCGGCAGCGACCTCACGAAAAACCGCAGCGGCCTTTGCTGCCGGAACCGAGGCGCGCTTGGTGTTGCCTTCGAGGGCGCCAAGCAGGGCCACGACGCGGTTCATCGGAACCTTGCCCGTACCTTCGGTCTGCGCCGCGAGGGCGAGGAACTGTTCAGCAGCTTGCTTCGGAGTCATCATCGGAGTGCCCTTTCCAGTTGAAATAGGGGTGTCACCCCCAGCGGTTTTCGCAGCACCAACATCGGTGCCCTCACTCATGTCCTTCGGCTCGCCCTCGACGAGGCGGCGAACCCCCACGGTCGGCTCCGTGCCGGCCCACTCCGAAGAGCGGCGCTTCAAATAGCGAAGGCGAACGTCCTGGAGCGCATCCTCCAGCTCGTCCGCCTTCTCCGGCTTGAGCGTGTCCTTGATCTCTTCGTAGTCGAGACGGGCGGCAGCGAGCGCGGATGCGTCGAGCGCCTTCTCCATCTTGAAGAGGGCATCGGGGATGCCGTGGATCAGGTGGGCGGCAACCTCGAAGAAGTGGTCCCGTTGAGGGGACTTCTCGATGAGATCGGTCGCCTCCTTGACGTACTTCTTGAGCTGGGCGCAGCGCAAACGCGCATCCCCCAACTCCTCCAAGAGGTAGACCGTGATTCCGGCCGCGACCTTGTCAGCGGCGGCCTTGTCCACCCCGTGGGCGACGAGGTACGAGGCAAGACGGGCAGGCAACGTGGTGCTGCCTGCCGCTGTCTTGTTCATGCAACGCTCGATGTCGTAGGGCACCGCAGACCTCTCCCGTTCACGGAGAGGGAGCTGATAAGGTGTTTTACGATGCGGAAGCTTCGAACGCCTTCGGGAACTCCTGAAGCAGGAGCGCCTTCATGTCGTCCGTCTCGGCCGCGTAGACGGCCTTGAGGACGTCGTAGCGATCCTCGTAGTCCGCCTGGAGCCGCGCCAACTTCTTCTTGGGCGACAGGGTGAAGTCGTAGTTCTCCGGGAACTCCGGGCAGACCATCTTCGCGATGGCCCGGCGGGTGTCCAGATTGGCCGGGACGGGCGGGGGCGCTTCAGCCGAGGCCACGACAGCCTGCGGAGCCTGAGGCGCTGCCTGGCGCTGGTTCTGAGGCCGGCGCGGGCCGTTGGTCGTGGTGAAGCGCATCCCCTCCTGCTCGAAGGTCTCGACGCGATCCTCCTGAACGTGACCGACCACGATGCCGTCCGACTCGTCGCCGATGGCCGTTCCGCCGCCGACGCTGTTCGTGAACTGCATCCCCTCGCCGTGCCCGTGGCGGTTGGACTGCACGCGGGCGACCACCTGACGGTGGGGCGGGCGAGGCTGCGACTGCATCGGAGGCGCCTCGCTCACGTACTGAGCGCGGAGGGCCTCCTTCTTGGCGATGTACTCCTCTTGCTGCTCGGGAGACATCCGCTGCATCATGTCTTCCTCGGTCTGGCCCACTCCGGGCACCACCTTGGCGTCACGTGCAACACGAAGCGCGCGGGCGGCCTTCTCGCTCGTGAGGTCGAGCCGCTCCTTGGACTTCTCGCCGGCGGGCGTCGAGAGCTGGCGATCGAGTTCGATGCCGTCCTGGACCTCGACCTCCATGACCCCGCGTTGGGTCATGACCTTCGTCCCAGGCTGGACCACGTTCACGGGCGTCTGCCCGCGGACGAAGTTGCGGTTCTGCGTCTGCGTCTGCTGCGAGTGCGCCCGAACCTGCGTCACCTCACGCTCATCGGACACCGTGGTCGCAATGGCCATCCGCTGCTGAGGCTGGAGCGGGTTGCCGCCGTCACGGGGACGGACCTGGATGTTGGCCGACGTGCGGCGCTGGTAGTTCGGGTCGTTCGGGTCGTACTCCTCCGCGAGGACCATCCAGCCGGCCTTCACGGCTCCGCGAAGGAAGGGGAGAACGTACTCGGATCCTTCGACCTCGGCATGCGTGCCATCGAAGAGGATCTCCGTGCCCGACCGGACCTGCACCCCGGTCTGACCGAGAGTGAAAGGCCGCGTCGTCACGAAGAGCATCATCTGCCCGGCGCGGAACTGAAGGGCTCCTGGCTGCGGGGCGCCACGGTACTGATTGGGGTACGGGTTCGGGTTCATATCTGCTCCTACGGGACGAAGAGGTCCCCGTATGGAGCAGTCAAAAAGTAGATCCTCAGTTCTGCGGGCTGTCCGGAACGTCTTCCTCGGCAGGAGGGACCTCTTTGGCCATCTCCTCCATGGTCTTTTCCCCTGACTCGAAGGCCAGCGGGGGCAGGTTGAGGATAGCCAGGGTGCTCTCCAGCGCGTTGACCTGGAACTTCGTGCTCTCGAACTCCGCCTGGAGGTGCTCCCCGATCACCTTGAGGGCCGCAGCGGCGCAGATCTCGGGAGTGGCGGCCGCCACCTCCCAGATCTTCTCCCGAGTCGGGACCACGTTGCCTTCGGTGTCGTGCTTGTCGAAGTCGTCGAAGGACATGAGCTTGACGGTCAAGCTCCACTGATCGACCCCAGGAACGTCCGAGGGATCGTGCTCGAAGTGGATGTGGACCTTGGGGATCGCTCCCGTCGTGTCGCTGTTGGCGTAGCTCGTGAGGACGTGAGCGAGCTTGGAGAGCACCTTCATGGCCCTCTTCTACACCGGGTCCGTCTACTTTTTCTTCGCCCGCTCGGTCATTTCCTTGACGGTGCGGACGACCATCGCGATGCGGCCCGCTGCCATCCGGGGAGTGTTCTCGATCTCGTGCTGCCAGATGCGGACTACAGCCCAGCCCTCTTTGCGCAGCTTGGCGTCCCTATCGTTGAGCCTCTTCCATAGAGCCGCAGTGGACTTCCTCTTGGGACCGTGCCACGGACAGTGCGACTCTTCGCAACCGTCCACGAAGACCGCGATCTTGCAGCTCGCGATGACGAACGAAGGCGTGGAGTTGAGGACGCGTTCGTTCGCACGAAAGCGGACACCGAACTCCCAGAGGGTCGCTCGGAGCAGCTTCTCCGCAGACGTTGCCGACATCTTGCACTACGTTTTTCGATAAGAAAAACGCGAGGCTATGGCGTACACGTAGCGAATGTGTGCGGTCGTCGCGCTCACTCGATGCAAGGTAGGGTCAGCTCGAATTGGCTCCCGCTCTGGTAGCCGATGTCCGTCCGCGTGTAGCACTCGATGAACTTGAGCTGGTAGAGCAGCTCGCCAAAATGCCCCACATCCAGGTGGACCCTCTCGGTCTGCCAGATGGCCGGCTTCGGGTCGTCCAGCGGACGGAACCAGTTGGTCCAGAGGAGCTTCTCCTCTTCGAACATGAAGAGCTGGAATCCGACAGGCTTGAGCCAGACCTTGGGCCTCAACTCGTGGTAGCCCATCGCGGCGAGCGCCTCAGGGAGCGTCATGCCCAGGCACTACACCGTCTACGCGCTACCCGTGATCGCGAGGCTGAAGATCATCCCGTCCTTGACCCGCACACTTTCGCTCGGAGCGAGGCAGCCATCCTGCTTGGGGCAGTGCCCGTGCTGGTAGACAATCGTGATGACCGCCCCAGGCAGCTTGGACCAGGCGATCATCTTCGGTCTGTCCTCGTAGGCGATCTCCACGACGTCCGCGTAGGACAACTCGGCAGCCGCGGTCTCCACCTTGCGCGTGTTCACAGTGATGATCGCCATCATCCGGACCCTCCCACAAAAGCCTTCGGGCGACCCACTGTGCGTGGATGCTCGATGCCGAACTCCTTGAGATAGCGGCTGACGGTGTTGTATCCGACGTTCAAACGTCGCCCGATCTCCCGAAGAGGCACTCCTTCGGTTGCTAGCTCTTGGAGTGCCTCTCTGGTGAGGGTCTTCCGGACCTGGTAATGCGGCCCCTGGAAGCCAAACGTCAACTTCTTAGACGTCATGCACTCCGGCATGTGCGGCTTGACAAGGGAGATGAAGAGGTGGGCCTGCTCCTCCCCGTCGAAAATGAAGTCGCCAGTAGTCTCTGTGTGCCACTCCCACCTGGGATACAGGCTGAACTTCGCGAAGATGTCGAACGCGATCTGACGGCTCTCAGGAGACAAGCCAAACGTGATGCGAGGCCACCAGCCGATGGACCCATCGTCCATGTACCAGATAGCCAGGGCGAACGCGTCCACGTACTGGATGACCTCAGGGCGGAGTCTCTTCACGGTGCTAGTGCCGTAGAACAGATCGAACCACTGGTTGAGGAGCCGATGAGCAGCCGTCTCGAAACGCCACCCCTGAAAGTCCTTCCCCTTGAGAGTCCAGGTGACCGACTTCACTCCAGACTTCACCCAGGTACCCCACTCGGAGACCTTCCACTGAAGGTACTCCTTCTGATCGTTGCCATGGTTTTCGCGGAAACGGGTCGAGTGCGTCAGTCGTTGTAGACTACCATCGCCCAACATCGAGCCCACGAGAAACGATCGAAGGCGGCCTTCAATGGGTACCACCTCATGACGCTCGGTTCTCTGGACCGTCTCGATACAGAACCTCTTCCTCCAGGAACGAACCCTCTTGAGAGTCACGTCAAGCCCGAGACGATCAACGATCTCGGCGTCAGTCAGTTTCTCTTCTCGATAGAGCCGGTGCAGTTCCTCTGCGGTAACAGGGCAAGGTATAGGTCGCATGTTGGTACCTACACCGATCAGATAGGGACATTATGCAGAAAGCACAAAAGCGAAAGGGCCACCTCTTTCGAGGTAGCCCTTTCGCCTGGTTAGCTGCTTTTACAGCTAGTTACGCTTAGAAGCGTGTGACAACGAGGCGGGTCAACCCACGTGGGTTGAAGGCACCGATGCCCACATTTTCAAAGCACGAGAAGCCGATGGTGCGGGCCTTGGGGTCGTCGGCGCTGAGAACCGTCAGCTCCGTACGGACGGGGAAGCGTCCGAAGTTTTCCGGCTCGGCGCACACGTAGACGAAGCCCACGGGCACGAGGCGGGAGATGATGATCTGAGCGCCCCAGAGGACCGCTTGCAGACCCGTCTTGAGCAGCGTCGCCTGGCTCTCGATGTCCAGGATGTCGCGGCCGAACTTGCGGATGTCCGCGTAGTCAACCGCGTTCATGTAGATACGGGCAACCCGGAGGTCGTTCCGCTCCACCTCTGCGAACGCGTCAGCGAGGACGCTCGGGCTGATCGGAGCAACCACCGACACGTCGGGGTTGGTCTGACCGGGGAGGGTGTCGAAGCCCGAGACAGCGATGCTGTCCAGAACCGCGAACACGCGCTCGTCCTCGGCGGCCTGAATCTGCGCCTTCGCGAGATCCTGGGCGCGCTCGATCAGGTCGAAGCGACGCTCCTTGATCTGCGTGAGCGGGATTTCCGGGTTCGAGGCGACCTCGAACAGCGGGAAGATCACGCGGCGCGGCTTCTGGATCGCGAGGATGTTCTCGCCTTCCTCGCCGACGACGAAGGCCGTGACTTCCGGGTCCTTGTCGTAGATGGGGAGAGCGCCGTCAGGAAGCTGCTCGACCAGGAAGGTCTTGCGGCCGACTGCGGTGTAGTCGCGACGCAGCCGAAGCGGCTGGATCATCGACGCGGCCAGCTTGGAGCGACCGGCAGCGGTCTTGATGTACTCCGAGATGATCGCCTGCTTGGTCTCGTTGGAAACGGTGGGCATCATGGCTTTTCTGGGCTCCTCTTCTTGTCCTTGGGGATCTTCTTCAGATCCTCATGTCGATCACGAGGAGCGACGAGTTGGCGTCCGGGGCGACCTTGACGACGCCGATGAGCGTCGGAGCGGGGTTGCCGGACACGTTGTACTCATACGCGTCCGTGCTCAGGTTCGTGATGAGCCCGTTGACGGAAGCGTAAACCTTGTCACCGGGGTTGTAGGTGACGGCCTGGCCAGCGGTGACGCTGCCCTGGGTGATCTGACCCTTGGTCTCGTAGACCGAGAGGGCGACGCACGAGCCCGTGCCGCAGACGTACGGACCACGGCCGCTGGCGACGCCAGGGGTGTTCTCGTACGCGTTGCCGATGGCGTCGTTCAGGAAGATGCCGAGAGGCTGGCAACCCGACGCGTAGGACGTCGTGTTGGGGCCCCCGTGGTAGCCGTTGCCGTAGTCGGGGCGCGTCATGGCGACGGTGCCGCCGAGGACGCCGACCTTGGTGATGGATGCGAGGGTGGAGGAGACCTGGCTGGTGACCTTGCAGGGGTTCGCTTGCGTGAACGCGTCCGGCGTCAGGAGGCCCAGGGAGTTCCTGGTCACGACGTGGAGGAGTTGAACGCGAGCCGAAGTCTCCTTGAAGTCACCCGAGCCCTGGCCGCCGATTGCGAAGGTCGTCATGTCGATCTCCTAGATGCGAACAGGCGTTGAGGTTGGGTGATCTGATTCGATCTTCATCTACTGAGTTGGGCCCAAGTAGTAAACTATTGGGCCCAACCAGGGAGTTGCTTCACTTGATGCCGAAGTGCTCGCGGACGTCGGGAGCCGACGACCAGAGGTTCGACAGCTTGTCGATGTCCGAGGAGGCCGTCTTCACTGCCGGGGCGCTGGCGCCACCGACCTTGGAGACACCCTGCGAGGGACGCGTGCCGACCGTGCGAGCGGCGGGCTGTGCGACCATGGATGCCTGCTTCTCCTGGCCCTGGCTCATCTGCTGAGCCTTCTCGGCGTCCTGCGACTCCTGAGTGGCGAAGAGCGTCTTGAGGACGTCGTCATCCGGTCCGAGCTGAACCTCGCCCATGTCCATGGTCGGGGGTTCGAGTTCGATGTCGCCGATGCCGGGACCCATGTCACCACCGGGGGCGGGGGCGAGCATCTGGTCGAGGAGGGCGTCATCGCCCGCCTGCACCTGGATCTGCTCCTGCTCCTGGATGGGGGCCTGCTCCTGTTGCTGGCCCTGACCCTGTTGCTGCATGAGGGCCTGGATTTGTTGCTGGACGGCTTGCTGCACCATCTGCTGCATCGACTGTTGGTCCATGCCCGCTTGTTGGACCTGGTCCTGTTGCTGCGCGACGGGTGCCGGCGCTGCCGCTTGCTGTTGCTGCGGCTGACCACCCTGGCCCTGGCCGCCCTGCTCCTGACCCTGGTCCTGAGCCTTCTTGCTCGCGACCGGGTTGTTCTTGCCCCACTGGCCGCCGGGGAAGTCGGCCTGCGAGCCCTGTTGCTGCTTCATGGCCTCTTGGACCATCTGCTGCACGGCGCCCATCATGGCCTGTTGGTCACCTTGCTGCATGGCCTGCATGCACTGCTCGGCAGCCGACTGGTAGCTCGACGCTTGCTGTTGCTGGTCCTGCGCCTGAGCGACGGGAGCCGGCGCGGCAGCCTGTTGCTGCTGCGGCTGGCCCTGTCCACCCTGGCCCTGACCCTGCTCCTGATCCTGAGCGAGACGCTGGAAGGTCTCGATGAGGTCAGCGTCGGGGAGCGCCATGAGCGAGACCGCCTGGTCCTCGACCACGTTCTCGGCGACCTTGGGGCCGAGCATCTGGCGAGCGACCTTCACGCAGAGGTCGGCCTTCTTGACGAGAAGCTGCGTAGAGGCAGCCTTCGCAAGCTCCGGGTGGTTGAAGGTCTCGGGGCGGAAGTCGGCAAGACCGACCTCGTCGCGCTTGGTAGCGCCGCCCGAGTATTCCTTCTCCCACTCGTTGGGGGAGTGGACGTCCTCAGCCCAGCTCGACGGAGTACCGTTCATGTACTTGTCGGCGCGGGGGTTCTGGGACACGTGGTCCTGGTTCATGAGATAGGGGTCAGCGGTCTTGCCCATGGCAGCCGTCCGCTGGATCTCGTTCCGGTTCCAAGTGGTGCGTTCACGCATGGGAGGCTCCAACCTTTTCTCGAACACTCAGGGTTTATAGATAGATTCACGACCCCAAAGCGAAGAGGCGGCCCTTGTCGATCAGGGCAGACGCTTCATCTGGGCTGAGGTCACGGCCCACGAACTGACGGCAAGCCGCCAAATACGATGCGATGTCGTTGTACGCGCCCATCCCGTTAACCGCCAAAACAGCGCGGTAAATGCGGGATTCTCCCGCCATAGAGGAGCGCTTCATCATGTCCATCATCCGAGATACGGCGAGAAGCTCACGCCCAGAGAAGCTGCCGGTCTTCACCAGCGAACTCCACCCGCCGCTCTTGTACAGCACAAGTCCCAAAAGGATTTTCTTGGCTGCCTTTGGATTCTTCACAGTCGCGATCACACCACGAGCGATTCCATTCCACTCGGGGGTCTTGAGCGCGGACTTGATGATGGACTCGTTCTCGCGGTTCTCGTTGAGGTCAGCGGCGTTGCCGGACTCACTCTTCGAGATCTCACTGCGGACCTTCTTGATGGCCTCTTCGCGCACCGCGTCCGCGAGATCTTCAATCGCCTTTTGAATGGGCGTCTTCTCGCTCTTGCCGGCGTCAGCCTTGGGGGTCTCTTCCTTGGGGTCGTCCATCCCAAAGTCCTGCGCGAGGATCTTGCGAACCGCGGGCGGGATAGCGACCTTGAGCTGACCCTGGCTGCGAGCTGCCTTCTGGATTCCAACACCCGGCTGCGCGACGCGAGCGGGCTGCGAGAAGGCCACCTGCATCTTGCCGTTGATGTTCTCGATGTCCTCGGCAGAGAGGATGTTGCGGAGCACCGCGCCCGTGAAGGCGGGGTTGGCTACCCAGCTCGCCTCGATGAAGCGAACGGAGCCCGGCTCCTCATCCACGTGACCGCACAGCTCGGCGACCTTGCGCTTCTTGCCGAACGAATCGTAGAAGTCCGAGCCCTTGAAGTATTTGACGTGGGGGCAGAGCTGCGTCTCGTCGTAGGCGACGTTGCCGCACTTGGTGCAGAGCGTGAAGCCGACCTGGCAGCCCATCGAAAGCGTCGAGAGCTGGCCGCTGGAGATGGCCTCGATGAGGGGCTTGTGCTTCCGATCCGTCGCGACGAGGATGTCCACGTAGATCGAGTCACCGATGTCACGCGCAGCGCTGTCGATGATCTTGCCCTTCGACAGCTCGGGGATCTGGATGTGCTCGACGTAGTTCTCTCCGCCCGTGAAGGTGCGGAACGACGAGAGCAGGAGCTTCTTCTCCCAGCAGTCGTTGTTGTTGTTGATGTACTTGAGTGTGTTGGGGGTGACCTGCCAGTCGGCGAACTTGCGCTCGATCTGGAAGCCGTCCACGACCATACGGCCAAGCGGCTGATCAACCTTCTCGGTCTCGACCGAGGCGATGATCGTGCAGTGCGAGAGGAGGTAGCGCTTCGGGTCGTACTTCTCCAGAACGACCTTGGCGGCGTTGCGGCTGTTGAACCCCGTGGCCTTCGCGCACACCGCGTCCCATCCAGCGAAGGTGATCGCGGGCTTGACGAGATTGGCGTTTGCGTACTTGTTGAAGGCCATTGTTCAACCCCTGCCGAAGCGCTCCTTCATCTGGTTCGCGATGATCTCGCAGGTCTCGCCCAGGCCACGAATGGCGGGCTCCACATGCAGAAGGACCATCGTAGGATCTTCGGTCCGGCCGACTCCGATGCTCTTCATCCCCTTGGAACGCTTGTCGGCTTCCTCTATCGCCTTGAGGATGGCGTCAAAGCCCTTCTGGATAACCTTGATGGCCTCGTGCTCGGCCTTCTTCTCCAGGATCGCCGAAGCCTCTTCCCACTGCGCGGGACTGGAGGCGACCTTCATGACAGTTTGGACTGCTTCGCGGTTCTTCATCGCTCAGGTCCAGCCCATCTTCTTGAAGATCTTGCCGAGGGCGTCGTTGCCGTCTTGGACGGCCTTGTACGCTGCCTCGTAGTGCTTCTGCACCTCTTGGATCTCCGGGTGGAGTTCCTTGAGGTGGGCGTACTTGCGCAGAGTGATGTTGATCTCCTGAAGCGCCGTGAAGGCGTTCCACATCACCTTGCTCTGCATGCCGTAGAGCACGTTGGTTGCGGCACGAGCTTCCTCGCTCGCGGGTTCCTTACCCTCGGCGGCGAACCGACTGGCGACTCGCTCTGCGATCGTCTTCTTGCTAGCTTCGCGGTCGTGCCAACCGGGCTTGATCTTGTACCCGAGAGAGGACATGTACTCGTCGTCCATGATCTTGGCGTGTGGGATCGCCAGAACACGGCGGCCTGGACCAAGCGAGCCGTCCTTCTTGACGGGGTAGTAGTAGTGCTCGTCAGGGAAGTCGTACTTGAGCCCCACATTCTTGTGAGGGAACTGGCTGACGGCCCTTCGCTGGTCTGTCGAGGACAGATCCTTGAACGCAACATAGGCATTCGCTCGGGCGTCACCCAGCAGCTTTGCCTCGTGAGGGCTCATGAAAGCAGAGTCCCAGTTCTTCATCACCACTCCACCGGCTCCCCGTCAGGACCAACCAGGTCAGACTGCTTGAGGAGGAAGAGGTCCTTCGGGCAAGCGAACAGACGAGCGCGAGCGCCCTTGTCCATCTTGTAGGTCGTCTTGCGCATCGCGGTGCCGCACTTGGGGCACGCCGGCTTGCGAGTGTCGAGGTCACCCGACGTTGCACGGTACTGACGGTTGGACGCAGCCCAGTACGCCGCCGTCTTCGCCGTCTTGTAGACGTGCTGTGTGATCCGGAGATCCGCGAGGTTGTTCGCGACGAGGTAGAACTTCTGCACCTCGTCACGAACCGCCATGTCCTGCGCGCCCTGCGAGGCGTAGCGCCTCCACAGCTCGTCGTAGGCAAGCACCTCACTGGCACCCTTGGCCCAGAGAAACGCCATGTCCTGGTGGAAGCCTCGCGGCAACTCGGTCGTCTTCCAGAGCTTCTGCCCTGCCACCTTGCGGTCCTGGATGACGTCCTCGGACACGTACGTCTGATCGAGCGTCGGAGGGAACCAGCCCTGGATGCGCGAATCGACGCGGATCACGTCGTCGGGGAAGACGCGCTCGTTGCCGTACGGGAACTGCACATCAATGACCCCAAGACCACGATGGACGGCAGTCACGCGGCCCAGGAACGGGGAGAGGCCGAAACCGCCCATCCCTGGCCAGTACCGCATGACTGAGTCGCCGGTCTTGAAATCCCGGGTGAGCTTCCAGTAGTCGATCGCCACGGGTTCCTCGCGACGGCCTTGCCGTGATCAGGTGCCGGAGGTGAACGGTCCGTGCCCCGGAGCGAGCTTGCGGCCCGTCGAGTCCATGCCGTGCTGAACGACGCTGGACTGGTCCGGCATGTTGTAGCGCTCCATGTACGGCTCATCAGCGTCACGCTGGTGAACCTCCATGGGGTTCTTGAAGGTCTGCATGTAAGGCTCGTCCGCCTCACGCTTGATGACCTCGGCCTGTCGCTTCGTGAACGACTCCTTGCCGAACGACGCGAGTTCAACCGCGTCAGCGGTCTTGTCGAGATCGTTGACGACGGCCTTCGCGACTTCGAAGGGCATCCCCCACGACTCGTAGTTGGCCTGGATGGTCTGAGCCATCTTGTCGAGGCGGGTGAGGATTGCCTCGGCATCCTGAGCTGCGAACTTGGGCATCATGGTGCGTTCTCTCCGTGCGGTCTGAGGTGGCTCAGCCGAGCTTCTTGATGGTCTCCAGGAGCGGGCGGTATGCCTCGCGCAGGTGCGGGTTCGCCGCAGCCATCTTGATGACGGCGGAGCGGAGCTGGGTGTAGGACGCATCCTTCTGCTGTCCCTGACCCTGCTCATCCTTCTTCTCGCCGTCTTCCTTCTTGCCCTTCTGGTGCTCCAGGAACTCGGGCGGGAGCTGGGCCTGCTTCTGTTGCTGACCCTGCGACTCCTCTTGCTGCTCCTGCTCGGCGACCTTCATGGACAGATCGACGAGGTCGTAGGCGACCACGGGGTTGCTGGACGCATACTTCGACGCGAACTGGCGGATGATGGCCGAGGGCTTCATGGGGTGTCCTTCTCCTGCTGTGGAGTGATAAAGAGACTCTGACGCCATCTTGGCGCCCGTATCGACTGTGATTGGACCCTTGATGTTGCTGCGGTCGGGCAGAAGAGCGTACGGATCCGACTCTCCCGTGAGCCGCGCGAGCAGCATGTTGTAGATCGGCGGCTGAAGGCCAACCGAGTACCGGCCGTTCTCGTGATCACGGATGGCCAGTTCCAGAGCCGCTCGAACCTGCGTCTCACGGTAGATGCCGTTCATCGCAGTCGAGAGGACGGGGGTCTTGAGCCACTCGCGGGCCGCCTTGACCAGGGAGTCGAAGTCCTTCTCCCCAAGGTCACGCTGGTGCACCTGAGTCCAGGGCACATACGGCGTGTTGACGGCCTTGTCCTTGGGGTACGGTTCAACGCCCCAGTAGACAGCCGCCTTTGCACGCTCCGCTACGCGGATGGAAAGCGAGTCGCCCATCGCCCAATGGGGCTTACAAGTAGAAACTCCGCTCACTCGGGCTACGACGCGCGCCAGAGTGGAGGCGGTCTTCAGGGCCGAATCCTGGTCCTTCAAGCGGTCGTAGAGCTGTTTGCGGGCGTCCTTCACATCTCCCGGCTCCCCGCGCGCCTGACCGTAGCCTGCCGGTCGTGGTGGGGGCTGGGGCAGATCCGCAGGTACGCCCTCACCCTGGCGGTAGGGGTCGCTGACGCGGTCCTTGTGCTTCTTGACGGCCTTGTCGTAGTCGTCGCCCCACTTCTTGAGCTTGTCCTCGTACTCGTCGTACTCCTTCTCCTTGATGTAGGAGTTGACGAAGGGGTACTTCTCCGGGGCCAGCGTGCGGATCTTGTCGAGGACGCGGTTGCGGAAGTTCTGCTTCGCCGGGATCTGCCCGCGCATCTCCTTCGGGTAGCGCTTGTCGGCCTTGTCGAAGAACTCGTCAATGCGCTTGAGGCCCTTGACGATCGCGCCCGGTGACTCGTGCTCCGAGATCGCGCTGGGCGAGTCATGGGAGAGGAACTCCTTCTGCGCACGAAGGTAGTCGTTGGCCTGCGCGTAGCCGACCGCAAGCCGCTGCGCTGCCGGATCGTCCTTGAGCTGATCGAGGAGCTTACCGATCTGCTTCTCGCTGATTTCCTTCGGCGCGGGGCGCTTGGGTAGCGCCTTGTCTTCGCTCTCGTCGTACTCCTCGCCGCGGTCCCTCGCCTCTTGGGTGTGCTGCTCAATCAGCATCTCCCTCTTGCGTTGCCAGCGAGCGTACTTGTCGGCGTCATCCTCCATGAGGCCACGCTCGACAGCATCCTTGAAGACGTGCTTGGCCATCGTGGTTGCGCGAGCATCACGATCCTCAGGCGTCTCGTTCGGGTGCTTGCGAAGCATGAAGTCGGCGATGTGCCCCAGAAGCTCATCGGGGGCGTTCGTCTTCTTCCGGAGCTTGTCCACCTGCTTCTCTCGGGCAGCAAGGCTCATCCCCAGAACGAACATGCGGTGCTTCTGCATCGCATCGGCCTTCTCGCCTTCGGACAGCTTCTCGAAAGGCACTTCCTCGCCGTAGCGGTTCAGTCCCTTGGCGGGCGGGCGGACCTTCTCCGGATCCGTCTCGTAGTGTCCCTCGACGGCCTTGATCAGGCTGTCGCCACTCTTCTCCCCCATCGCCATCGAATGCGTTTCCACGAGGTCACGCACATCGTCCGGGTGAAGCGGGGGATCAGACTCAAGCAGGCGCTCGGCAACATCCGCCGGCATCGTCTCGATGATCTGACGCTTGGCCTTGTCCTGCTCCTCAGGGGTGACCTCACGCCGACTTGGTTGCGGAGGCAGGTGGTGCATCTCCGCGGCCGCCGCGAGCAAGTCTCCTACGGTCTTGACGCCAGGGGGAAGGTCGGCATCCCGCAGCTCGGGGATCGACTTCTTGATGCTCTGGTACTCCAGCCTGCCACCCTGCTCCTTGAGACGCTCGCGCAGGTCGCTATGGGGGTTCGCCAGATCCTTCAAGGTTCGCGAGAGTTCGGGATTCGTGACCGCCTTCTCACGCAGACCCTTGAGGTTCTCGTTGATGGCTTTGGACCGCTGGAAGCGCTCCACCCAATCGGCCTGCGCACGTGGGGGGAGGCTCTCGAAGGGAACGTGCTTCTTTTTCTTCTCGTCCGGGTAGAGCATCTCCCCGGAGTCGTCGCGGACGGTGCTGGAGTCCTCGTCCGCCCAGTCCTGAAACTCGGGCGTCTTGTGCTTCTGTCCCTTGATGAACTCGGCGGTGGCCGCCTCTTCCTCGGAAGGCTTGACCTTCGGGCGCTCGGACTTCTCGTCCTTCTTCTTGCCCTTCGGCTTCTCTTCCGGCGGAGGCTCGGCGATGGTCTTGAGACCCTCGGCAAGCTGCTCCTCCGAAGGCTTTCCAGCCGGCGCGGGCTGCTCCTTCGCTGCCGGCATCGGCTGCGTCGGCATGGGCTGCGTCTTCGGCGTCGGGCGAGGGACAGGGGGCTTGGCAGCGGGCGGAGCCCCTTGCTTGGCACCTGGGGCCTGTCCTGCGGGAGCCTGACCGGGAGCCGCCTGAGGAGGGGCCTTGGGCGTAGGACGTGGGACAGGGGGCCGCGCCGGCTTCGCTTCTGCGGCCGGAGGCTTGCCCTCTTCCTTCTTGGGTTCCGCCTTCGGCTCGGAGAGCTTGAGGGCGTTCATGAAGTCGCCAACGGTCTTGACGTTCTTCGGGAAGATGCCCCGCAGATGCTTGGCGATCTCCTCGCCGGGGCTCATCTTCTGGCGCAGACGTGCGAACGAAGCAGGGTCCGCCGAGTCGAACTGGTGAATGAACGTCCCCACGGCGGGGTCGTTCTTGGCCATCTCGCGAAGCTGCTTGCCGGACTCGGCGAGTTCGCCTTCCTTGGTCGGCTCAAGAGGGGGGCCGCCTGTCGGACCCTCACCCTTCGGCGCCTCTGCCGGCTTGCCCTCACCCTTCGCGGGTTCCGGCTTTTCGTTCTTCGGCTCGGCCTCGTCCTCTTCCTTCCAGCGCGCCTTGAGCTTCTCCTCGACCTTGTCAAGCTGCTTGGTCGCATTGATGGCCTGACGAAGGTCACCCATGGTCTTGAACGGCTTGAAGGCAGGATTCTTCTCGGTGTCGATGAGGGCCTTCGGCATCCGATCGAGCGGGATCTCGTTGCCCCACCCACGCAGCTCGCTCTTCGGGTCGATGAGCGACTTCGTGAAGGACTGGAGCGCCAGGTCGTCGTCGATGGCGTCCTTCAAGCCGTGAAGCGCCTGGAGCTTCTGCTCCTCCTTCTTGCGCTTCTCGTGCTTGGGCTCCCCCGACTCGGGCTTCTTGGCACCGGGCTCCCCAGGCTTCTCGACCTTGGGCTCTTCAGGCGCACCCCCCGCATCCTCCTCGCCTTCCTTCACGGGCTCGTAGTCGCGCCCGTTCTCGCTCTGGAGGAAGTCCTTCGTGACCTCGCGGGTCTGCCCCGTCTCCCGGTGACGGACCTTGACCTTCGGAGACTCCTCGGCCCACCGAGTGAAGGCCCGGCCGAGCACACGGGCCACTATCGAGGCGGCAGCGGCGTCCTTGTCGTGCTTCTCAGGCTCGTCGTCCACTTCGATCCGCTCACGCCGCAAGTCTTTGCGCGGCGGCTTGACCTTGGGCGAGGGACGAATGAGACGCTCGGTCTCTTCCGTCTCCCGCTCGAAGTGGTCCTTTGTTGAGCGGATCTCCACGCTCAGCCCACGCCACAACTAGAAAACCACTTACCCGCCGCCGAAGCGGTCGTTGGCGGCGTTGGGCTCTTCCTTGATCTTGAGGCCCAGGTAGTCGGTGATCTTGTCGGACAGGTCGGACTTCTCGGCAAGCGTCTGGCCGAGCGCCGAGTAAGCCGCACGGCTCATTTCGTTGAAGAGCGCGTCGTTGACCGTCCAGAGGTCGCGCTTGATCTTCGTCGCCGTGTCGTCCGGATCGATGTTGAACATCTCCAGGATGAGGTCGATCGAGATCGAGCCCTTCTGGTACAGGTTGTAGAGCGCGTCGAACGTGTCCTGGCTGTCGCGCAGCGGCAGACGCGTGAAGGAGAGCTTGGGGTAGAGGACGACTTCCTCGCCCCACTTGTCCTTCTCGACGAAGCCCTTGCGACGCGCAACCGGCTTGAACAGGTACTCCTCGACGTACTCCTGAAGGATCTCCCGAAGGAAGAGGTAGCGCTGGTTGATGACTTCGAGCTTGAGGCGGTCGCCCGAGTAGAGCGTTTCGCCAGAGAGCAGCGACTCAGTCACGCCAAGACCAGTGCGCAGACGGCGCTCGGTCTGCTCGTACTCCGTCGAGAGATCGAGAAGGCGGTCCTTGCTGCCCATCTCCTCCCAGTGGACCTCGTAGTTGGCTACGATGGAGTAGTCGGGATCGACAAGCGACAGGTCCACCTGCTCACGGAGGTCGTCGGCGTCCGTGTCCGAGATGTCCTCAGCCCACACGATACGCTTGGGGGTCATCGCGCGGCTGGCGATCTGTGTCTGCGCCTGGCGAAGCTTCTCGCGGTAGTACAGGGTCCGGAGGCACCGATCGAGGATGCTCTGCCCAAGCTCCTCGCCGGCCTGCTTACGGCCCGAAAGCATGTAGACGAACGAACCCTCATCGGGGTCCGTGCCAAGCGGGATGAGGCGTCCAGAGCCGATGAACTCCCGGACTTCCTCGGGCATCTCAGCGGCCATCTCGGCGGCCACGGGATCGCCCATGTTCGCCTGCTCGATGAGCGCGCGGTCACGGTCCGAGGGGATCAGCTCGACGCGGATCTTGTCGGTGAAGCTGAAGGTGCTGATCTGCACCTGGTCGATCGGGAAGATGATGAGCCGGTCCCACCCCTTGTAGTTCTTGCGGTAGTGCTCCAGCTCTTCTTCTTCGCGGTTGTCCTTCTCCGTGTAGCCCTTCTCTTGCTGCTCGATCGTTTCGCCGTCCTCGGTCACAACCGAGCGGGTGACGACCTGCTCCTTGTACCCAACCTCGGGCGGGATGGGGACTTCGCTGTCCTCCGCGAAGATCGCTGTAGTTCCATCCAACCAGAGGTGGTGGACGCCCATGACGAGCTTCTGGAACAGCTTGAGGCGCTTCTCCATCTTCTGGAAGAAGCTCAGGATGTACCGACCGTAGTCCTCGGGGTCGTCGAACCCCTTGGGGCACGTACGAGGCTTGGGGGCCGCGAGGCGAACCTTGGAAAGGGGCAACTCCGTGTGCAGGTCGATCGACTGCGCGACGATCTCGTCGGTGTTGTAAAAGTGCCGATAGATCTCGCGCTTCTCGCGGATCGACTGCGGCAGTTCAAGGAAGTCCGTCGAGAGCTGCGGGGAGAAGAACGAGCTGGTCCCCGACATCATCGTGTCGGCGCTGCCTACCGGATCGATGCCGTAGGCCGCGATCTTCGTGCGGTTCGACTGGATGCCGAATGGATCGGTCTTCTGCTGGAACAGCTTCGCCAGACGGCGAGCCTCACGCTCACGCTCCGTGAGCGGCGCCATCTTGCTACCCTGAGGCCCAGCCGCGTAATGCTTCGTCTTGACAGACGGGGGCATCGGCGCCGAGTTGGCACGTACGTTCGAGACGTTCGTGAACTTAACGGGCACCGCGGACGATCTCCTTCCCGTACAATTTCATAAAATCTTCAAGAGGTTTATCGTCCCCCTTGAGCGGATTTGGGTTGTGCAGCGGGTCCACACGCACGGGCCGGTCGGCCTTCGGCTGAGCTTGTGGCATGGATGGCCTGGGCTCCAACTCGGCATGCTGGCGCTGAGCCGAGGACAGCACCCGGTCGGTTGTGCTTGTCCTTCTGAGCCCTTGCTGCACGGCAGCCGCCAGCCGAGTCCAACCGTTGGCGTACGCAAGGTACGCTGGAGTCGTACTGTTGGCTCCTCCTCGCCGCACCTGGGCATAGAGAACGCGGGACAGCTCAATGACCCGCTGAGCTGCGAGGTTCATCGTCTCGCGGAGGGATGAGATCTCCTCCACGATGTCCTCGGGGGTCATCGTCTGCGCGTTGCGCGCACCCGAGGCGACCCGAGAACGGTAGATGTCCTCAAACTGGCCGCGTCTGATCCGATCTTCTGTGTCGTTCGGCATGTTGCCTTTCAGAGCTTCGTCTGAACCCCCAAGTACGACTGGTTGTACTGGTTGGGTACCTGAGAGACGAGCCCGCAATACAACGCCGGCGCGCGAGGATCGCCGCTCAGAGTCAGCTCGTCTTCCTTGGTCCAGTACCCTCGAAGCGACATGTACAGGGGGTCGCTCGCGTTGTAGACGAGAGGGACAAGAGGACCCGAAAGCCTCGAAGCGTACGTGTACTGCTCGTAAGTGCGCGTCGAGATGATGGCCCGACCTGCCATGAGAACGCCGTAGTCGTAGTAGAGGAACTGACCCGTCATGGCCGTAAGCTGATCGGCTGTCTCGTTCGACCCCCAGAGCATGAAACCGCCGAAAAGCCCGGAAGAATAGGTCAGAATCGGCGTGTCCGGATCCGTGTACACGTCCCACTGCACGCCCTGACCGCCAACCCAACCGCCCTCCAGCATCGCCTGAGAGACCGTCATGGCATAGGCGTCCCCCTTGGAGAACACGATGCAATCGCGGTCTCGTAGAAGGTCGATGCCTTGGAAGTCGATCTTGAGCATGTCAGGTCTGTGTGGATACGCCGAGATAGTTCAAGTTAAGACTCGGATTGGGGACCTGCATGACAGAACCCACAACGAACCCGAGGCCCGATTCATCCTGAATCGTGAAGAGCCCTCGCAGAGAGAAGAACAGGGGCGCACCTATTGTGTAGACGTTGGGGACCAGTGGCCCTGCCATGCGCGAGGCGAGGGTGTACTGCTCGTAGGTGCGGGTCGAGATGCTCCAGCCGCCGAAGCAGTAGGTAGCGAAGGAGTACATCGGCTGGTTCTCCGTGTACGAGATGTACTGGTCCGCCGACTCGTTCGAACCCCAGAGCAGGAACCCGCCTGGGAGTCCTGCGGAGAAGGTGACGGTGAACGTGTCCGCCGCGGGGTTGTCAGTCCACGTCACGCCCTGCCCGCCAGCCCACCCCTGAGTCCTGAGGTTGGAGTCGATCATGGGGGTGAACGACGGACCCTTCGCGAAGACGATGACGTCTCGGTCGCGAACATCGGGGTCGAACGGTGCGAGCGTCATATGGAGACCTGGATGGTCATGTAACCGCCCGTTGATGCAGACGGGACCTGAGACACGAAGCCCGTGTACAGGAGGTTCGGAGCACGGGGATCGAGACTGAGCGTCCACTCGTCTTCCTTGGTCCATAGACCACGGAGGGAGAACCGCAGCTTGTCGCTCGGGTTGTAGACGATGGGAACCAGTGGTCCCGACTGCCTTGAGGCATACGTGTAGACCTCGTATTGAGGCGTCACGATGATCCAGCTCCCGTAGCAGAGGACCCCGAACCTGTAGTAGGGTTGGTTCTCGGTCATCGCCGTGAACTGGTCGCTCGACTCGTTAGAGCCCCAGAGCAGGAACCCGGCCACGTAGCCGTTGGACTGCGTGACCATCAACTCGTCCTTCGAGGACGTGGTCCACTGCGCGCCGATGCCACCCGGCCAGCCCGAGGTCACGAAGTTGTTGTCCACGGTGACCGTGATCGTTTCACCCTTGACGAGGGTGTAGCAGTCGCGAGTACGCGGGATCTCGGTGTCCACCGCCATGTCAGATCACCCGGTCCGACTTCTTCTCGTGGGGCAGCTTCGACCAGCCGGTAACGACCTTCGTGAGCAGGTCCATTTGCTGCATCGAGCCCAGTCCTAGCTGGTCCCAGGACCCGCCAAGCGTGCGGAAGACCACCCGGATCGCCGAGTAGTCGTCAGCCTTGACCTTGAACCCGTCTGCGAACAGGTGGTCGATGAGCTGCCGGATCACCTTGTTGGCGAAGATGCGCGGAGGCTTGGGGCGGTCGTCCACACCAGGGCCTTCGCAAAAGAGCTTTCAGCGCACGCGACCGCGAACCCGTCCACCACCGCCGCCCCGGGGTCTCATCCGCTCTGTAAACACACCATGTTTACGGGCTCGGCCCATCTGGTAGGCCGCGAGCGTCGGTCCGACGTTCGCGTGTAGCCGGTCAGGGTGTGAGTTGTAAACATGCTTCATGTTGCCGAGGCGCTCGTGCGAGAGCCAGATGGCACGGATGAGAGCGTCGCTCATGTCGTCGTGGTAGCCCGGGTGCTCAGGGGCGCTGACGACAGTGACGTTTCGGGAGAACTGCTCGGCCTGAAGAGTCAGAAGCTCGGCGATGAGGGGCGAGTGCTTGACCTGCGCCCCCGCCACTGCGGCAGGGTAGTCGTACAGGACCAGCTTGTGGTCCCACATGAGCGTCTTGACCGCCTGGTACATCTTCGAGGTCACGTCGCGCGTGAAGAATTCGGCCCGCATCTGCGTGAAGCCCTTCTTCATGAAGGTCTGCTCCATCGACATGCCCTGCCACTGGTCGTAGAGCCCGTCCGTGATGTGGAATCGCTTGCTCAGCGACATGACCCAGTTGACGATCTCGTCGAAGTCCAGCCGGTCCACGTTCTGGAGCGTCCTGGCGTAGTCGGTTGGGTAGTTCGACCCGAGATGCGGGTTGCTCTCCCGCCAGTCCACGCCCGCCTGCCAATACTCGTGGTAGGCGAGAACGATCTTGTCCCCATCCGGGTATGTGATCGCGATGGCCGTACCGTCGTTGATGACACCGACGTCCATCCCGAGCTGGTGCGGGTAGCGCGGGGTGCCGATGGTCATGGGCACGCGTCCAGGCTCGACGCAGTCCATGAGATCCTGCTCACGCTCGATCCAACCGCGAACACGGTCCGAGAAGTTCGCCCC